CTAAAAGAACCATTACTAAGATAGAAAGATTGTATGATGTGTCGGTTGTGGATACACCAGCATATGATGCAACCTCAATATACGCTCGTTCTTTAGAGTCCATGGAGTTGGAACTAAAGACTATGGAGTTAGCAGAGCAAAAAGAAAAATCGAATCTAATCAAAAAACGCATCAAAATTAAATCAAAAATCTAAGGAGAGAAAAAAATCATGAATTTAGAATTAAGAAGAAAAGAAATTGAATCAAGATTAAAAGAAATTAGAAGCTTAGTTGATTCTGAAGCTGATCTAGAAAAGCTAGAAGCACTAGACACAGAAACAACAACCCTTCAAGAAGAAAGAGCATCAATTGATAAAAAGATGGCGATTGCTTCTAAAGCAGAGTTTAAACCCATTCAAGTAGATAACCGTCAAATGGTCGATAAAGAAAAACTAGAAACCAGGGGACAAAGCTTAAAAGAAAGTAGAGTCATTCAAGTATCAAGCTCTGAGATCTTACTTCCTGATCACACGTCAACTAATCTTGCACCAGTTCCATTTGCTCAAGTGTCAAGCTTAGTTGATCGTGTGAATGTTATTAATTTAAATGGTGGAGAGACTTACAAGAAATCATTTGTTAAATCAAATGGAATCGCTGGAACAACAGCAGAAGGTGGGGCTTACTCAGAAACAGAACCTGCATTTGGTTACTTAACCATTTCAAAAGTTAAGATCACTGCTTATACAGAAATTACTGAAGAGTTAGAAAAACTACCTTCCATTCCATATCAAGCAGAAGTCCTAAGAAACATTAATATTTCACTTAAAAAGAAAATTAGTGAACAAATCTTACGTGGTGCAGGAACGACTAACACATTCACGGGAATCTTTAGTGATGCAGCTATTGCACTTGCGGATAAGCCAGCACTTGAAATTGAAGCGATTACGGATTCAACATTAGATGACATTGTCTTTGCTTACGGTGGTGATGAAGAAGTCGAAGGTGGCGCAGTATTAATTCTTAATAAGAATGACTTACGCTCATTCGCTGGACTTAAGACACAAGAAGGCCGTAAAGTTCACTCAATTGATTATGTCAATAAAACAATTGATGGTATTCCTTACATCATTAACTCACACTGTAAAGCAATTTCAGATAGCAATACAGTTGCTGGTGAATATTGTATTGCTTATGGTGCCCTTAAAAACTATGAAGTACCAGTGTTCTCACCAGTAGAGATTGGTAAATCCACAGATTATAAATTTAAAGACGGTATTATCAGTTATAAAGCTTCAGTCTTTACTGGTGGTAATGTTGTCGGTTATAACGGCTTCTTACGTATTAAGAAGAAAGCTGCACCTGCAGGCTAATTTTAGTTAAGAAAGGATTGATCCTATGATGATTTTAGATATTGTAAAAAAGGCTTTACTCATCCCCCAAGTAGAGACTTATGCTGATGATGAGTTAAATACACACATCAACAGTTGTAAACATTACCTTTTGAGTTGTGGGGTTGATCCTTCTTATATAAATGATGAATCAAATCCAATGGTTAGTACAGTCATTATTATTTATGTGAAGACATTTTATGGCTTTAAAAACGATGGAAGCGCAAAAGAACTACCCAAGTCATTTGATATGCTGGTAGGTCAACTCGCATTAACAAAAGGGAGCGCATAATATGTATCCAAATTCCCCCAATATAAGAATGCACTTACTAACCTTGGAGATGATTCCTAACACCATGGGTGTGATGAGTTATCAATTTAAGTCAAAAAAAGAAGTGATTGGTATCAATTTTTCGATTACTTCAAGAGAGTATTATGAAAGTAAACGCTCAGATATCAGAATTGATATTGCAGTTAAAGTACAAGGAATTGTCTATGACGGGTCTAAGTATGTAGATATAGGTAGTGTTATCTATAAGATAGAAAGAACCTATCAAACCGGACAGTTTATTGAACTCTATTTAAAACGAACATCCATCAAGCTAGGTGATATCATTGATTACACTTGATGACTTAGGACAAGCTATTGAAAATGAAATAGAAAGTTATGTAGAAGGGTTAATTCCCAAGTTAGAAAAAAGACTTAATGATACCGCTGAAGATATATTAAACTATATGAAACGTAATGCTCCAAGAAGTGGCTATAAAAATGCTTTTGCGGATTCATTTATCGCAACCTCACAAGGCACAGGTATGAATACATCTATGTCTATTTATTCTGAAGGTAAAGGTGGACTTACCCATTTACTTGAGTTTGGCTATACACACCGAAGTGGAAAGTATGTCGGACCAAGACCTTTTATGCGACCTGCTTATGATATGTTTACACCAAAGATGTTAGAAGACATCAAAGAAATCATTTCTAAAGGAAACTGATATGAAAGAAATTTTAGAATCACTGTTCACTACATTAAGTTCTGTTTTACCAGGACAAGTGTCTTATGGTAAAAAAGAAAGTATAGATAAAAGTGATGATTATATCATTTATCAAGAAGTATCAAATAGAGGATCCATGTATGCAGATGATAAAGTTACCATGCGCATACTGACGATCCAACTTAATTTAATAACAAAGCAAAAGAACCTCGAGTTAGAAGAAAAGCTCGAGGTATCTTTATATTATGGTGGTTATGAGTTTCAAATGATCACAGAATATCAAAATGAAGACGGTTCAATAAACCGTGTATATGAAATCAAATTGGAGGTTTTATAACAATGAGTAATAAAGTAACATTTGGTTTAACCAATGTGCACTATGCACTAGCAACACAAACAGAAGATGGTAGTTGGACATTCGGTGTTCCTAAACGATTAGAAGGAGCACAAGAGATTACAACTGAAGCAATCGGTGGAAGCTCACAAGTCTATGCAGATGATAAAGTGATTAAGACACTTGTATCTAATTCAGGGTCTAACGTGACACTAAAGTTCACTGAAATTGATGAAGCATTTAAAAAGGATATCTTTGGCTTCTTAGAAGATACCAATGGGAACTTAATTGAGATTGTCAATGCAGAAACAAAGACATTCGCTTTAGGCTATGAGATTCAAGGTGATATGAAAGCAAGACGTATTTGGTATTTCTTATGTACAGCATCTCCTTCAGGAGACTCAAGTAAAACAAAATCAGATTCTATTGAAGCAAACTCAATCGAACTTAATATTACAGCAAGACCAATTGAAGCAGGAAACAATCTGATCTTAAGAGCAATCGCAGGCGCAACAGATACAAACTACGCAACATTTCTAACCACTGCACCTACGCTTCCAACATTCTTATAAGGAGTAGAACATGGAAAAAACACTTAATCTAGGTGATAAAGACTATCGCCTGCATTCATCACTATTTACGATTATTGATTACCGTAATGTATTTTCAACTGAATTATTTAGTGATATTAAAAAGCTAGAAAAAACTGGTAAAAAAGAAGAAGACTTATCCACAGTCATTGATACAATATTCAGGATCATTTATGTGCTTCATAGACCTTTCAGCAAACAATCATATAACGACTTTTTAATGTCGCTTGATTTTGGTTTATTAAGTAACCAGGATGAGTTACAAAATCTAACGAATACGATAGGTGAAATGCTAGGGACATTTCAGAAAAGCACACCCACACCCAGCAAATCAAAGTAGCACTGAAGAAAAAGACATCACAGCAAACATCATATTTAATCTTGCACATCTAAGATTATCAATTGAAGATACCAAGTCATTTGACCTAGATACATACTTTTCAATTGTAGAACTTGAAAAGAATGTCATTACTGGTAACAAAACAAGTAAAAGAGCAACACAAAATGACATTGATAACTTTTTAATATAATAATCATATATTTTGCTGATTATTTTTGATATAATCTTTATATTAGAAAATCTGGAGAAATCGATATGAATTTAAAAGAAAAAGCAGCAAAATTAAAAATTGACATACCTGCAATATTCATTGCTCTGAAACATAAAGAAACTCCTTTTGCCGCAAAATTTTTTGCTGCTATTACAATTGTCTATGCTTTATCACCAATTGATCTTATACCGGATTTTATTCCCGTGTTAGGTTATTTAGATGATTTAATCATATTACCCATTTTTATAACTCTCACAATTAAAGCAATACCTCAAGAGCAGTTTGCACTGTATCGAAGAGAGGCGGAAGGAATGTGGATGAATGGAAAGCCAAAAAAGTGGTACTACGCAATTCCATTTGCTATTATTTGGTTTGTGATTATTGTTCTCATACTCAAAACAATTTTGTAATATCTCATTAGAATCTTAACACATCAAATCTGATGTGTTTTTTTATGCATTGGAGGTGGAAACATCGCAGAAACAGTAAAAGGACTCAATATCAAACTTAGCCTTGATGGTAGAGATTTAGAAAACGAATTAAAAGATATTAAAAAGGATCTCAAAGAACAAAACAAAGATCTAAAAGCTATTAATGCTAATCTAAGATATGATAGTTCTAATCTTGATTTATGGAAATCAAAACA